ATGGCCAAGGAACCGCCGACCGTCTCCGAGCTTCGCAAGGCCGCCGAGGTCACCGACCAGGAGATCGACGCCGCGGTCGACGCGGTGCTCGCGGATCTGTCGACCGAAGCCTACCCGCTCGCGAAGGGCTGGACCCTCGACCTCGTCGAGACGATCCGCACGAACGCCCGCGCGGCCGAGGCGCTGACCACCGACAAGCCGGCCTGGAAGCGCAACATGGTCCGGACCGCGATCTTGCTGGCGCATCCGGTGAAGGGATGAGCGAGGATGAACCCAACTGCTCTCGGATGGATGATCGCGATCCTGGTGGCCGGACTGGCGCTCGGCTTCGAGGCCTTCAGGCTCGGAGCATGGGCTGGGCTTGGCCTGTACATCCTGGCGCTGGTTGTCCTCGTTAACCCGCGCTTCTGGTGGCCGAGCCGGCGTCGCCTCAGTCGGTGAAGGGATGAGCGAGACCGATCCGATCACGAAGGCCGCAGAGGCGCTGATCGCTGCCGGTCACTCGGTCGAGCCGATGGGCGCTGGCTTCGCGTTCTGGATCGTCGATGGCAAGGGATTGAGCGGCAGGGAGCTGCTCGCGATGGCAGCGCGGCTCGGCCTCATCGACTCGCCGAGCGACCGGCAATAGGTCTGCTCGATGTCAGCAGAGACCGATCCCCCGCCGCCGATAGATCCGGTCGAGGCGCTCAAGCACATCAGGGCGCTCATCGAGGGCTCGTGCGAGACGACTTACGGGACACGGGCCGAGCCGATCATCCAGATGATCCAACAAATCGTCGATAAGGCCCTGCCGCCGAAGCGGCGACGCCGGGTGACAAAGCCTTGAGCGACGAAGCCGAGCTTCTACGTCATCAGGCCACTACCCAGCGCATGATGCGCCGGCTCGGCGGGTTCGCCCGTGGGCTCGGCCTCGACGAGGCCGCCACGTGGGAGATCGTCGAGCAGATCGCTGCTGATCTGCCGGACCAGGACGATGGGGACCGGCTCGACGCGGCCCGCCAGCGCATGATCGTAGCATCAGCGTAGCCCAGCCGGTGCCGAAAGCCCCATCGCCTCGAGGCGCCCGGCCTCGTCACGACATTCGCCGTCGCGTCTTGGCGGCGCTGACGTCCGAGCCGTCGACCGCCACCGAACTCGCCGAGCGCGCCGGAATCCCCGGCCGGGAGCGCGCCATGCGCGCCGCTGGCGCACTGGTGCGCCTGGAGGCTGAAGGCCTTGCGGTCAGCGAGTTGCGCCGGAACGTCACGCGGTGGCGCTCCGCGGCGGCCGCTCCCGCCTCTCGATGATCCGCGCTCGATCTCGCAGGGTGACCTCGTGCATCGGCCATTCCAGGCATGCGGCATCGAACGCCGCCTTGGCCATCGACAGCGGGTAGATGGTCGCGAGGTGAAGCTCGACGTTGCCGCCGGTCTCGCGCCAGATCTCGACCGTGTAGGGTACGCCGGGCGGCACCGGCGGGATCTGCTTGGCGGCCGGCGGCAGCGTGATCGCGGCGAGGCAGAGGCGCTCGTACTTCCGCGCGGGTGGCGCCCCGGGCGCGCGCTGGAAGCGGCACGAGGCCGTGAGGTGCCGGAGCAGGTCGAGCGACGAGATGTCTGCCCCGTAGCGATCGATCAGGCTGGCGACGGTGTAGCGGCCCGAGCGCTTGCAGGTCGCGCAGTCGACGTACACCCGACCGGGCCCCGCATCCCCCAGGCGCCCCATTCTGGTGGCCCTCCGCTCGCGAACGAATACGGAACAAGCCCGAGGCGGCGGCGCGCTTCAACCGGCGGCGGCCGAGGCGCACGAGATCATGGTGGAGCGGTGTGGATGACGTTCGGAAAGCCGAGACCGGTCAGGCGCTTCGGCTGACCCGCGCCGCGAACTCCCAGACCGGCGGCCCCCAGGTCTGACCGGGCTTCGTGCGGTAACCGGAGAAGCGGTCGAACACGATCCGGTCCGGCTCGACGCCGACGACCTTGCTGTCGTTGACCATCAGCGCGCCGGCATACTCCACGCGCAGGAAGCCGTGCTGCGGATGGACGCCGAAGAGCTGCGGCGCGGTCCAGCCGAGCCGGTGCGCCTCGGCGCCGTGCTCGTCGATGAAGGCCAGAGCGTTCGCCCGCATCGCCGCCCATCGTGTCGGGGTGAGGTATCGGCACGGCGAGGCGTGCTCGGACAAGCGCTCGATCTGGTCGCGCCAGGAGGCGACGGCGGGCGGGAGGCCAGACATGGCGGGGGCGTAGGCCCGTTGCCTTAACGAGGCGTCACCCTACCGGGCTACGAGCGACGAGGGCGCACGAACAGGCGCTCGACGGCATTGTCGGCAAGCGCATCGCGTATCAGACTGTGAGATGCAAAGAGCTAGTGTTCGGTCGCCCAACGAGCAAGTCGTGCTTTTTGGAAATCTAACCAAGCCTCGATGTCTTTGAGGCTGGCTTGACTAAATCGTTCTGGAAAACTCAGAACTACTTCGCCTTCCGGAATGTTACATATATCGGCGCGTGATCCTGCGGCCGCGACATGCGCGCCCGGTCGCTGCGCCATGTGAGCCTGTTGCGGTTCCTGCATCGCCGCCTCCATTCGTGGGGCTGAGCCGCCTCCGCTTGGCTGAGCCTGATCCCACTCTGCATCTTCGTCGGCCTCGCCTGCCGACCGCGAAGAAACGCTATCAGAAGCAGCTAGGTCGGCAAACAGGAGATTGTCGGAATAGATAGCAAGCAACTCATTTGCTGCATTCTCGGAGTACCCAAAATCGAGCTTGAGCGTGCTCCGCGCGATAGGCTCAGAAGGAGGCTTCGCCTTCCAGTGCGCCCAAAGCGCCGCAAGTGCCTTGGGTTTCAAGGCAAAGTATCGATGCGCTTCTGCGTGCTTCTCCGGGCGCTCATCGAGGAAGTAACGTCTAGTTTCTTCGGTGAGCCTGATCTTTCTCGCCTCGTTTGCGCCAATATCCTGCACAATTCCATAATATTTTAGGGCAGCAACAGTCTGGGACCCGCCACTAGCTTTTGGGCTATAGCCCCAAACGGCAAATGCATCGGTGGTCACTACTGGATGATCGCCAGCCTTATCCCATAGTTGCTTCGCTCGATCCAAAGCTTTCCGCAAGGGAATAAACGGGTAGCGTTCTGGTCCGGCCGCCATCGTTTTTCTCCGTCAGTTCTCCCGCAGGATACCGTCCGCGGGAGAAAGGGCAAGAGAAATAACAGGAGAAGCGATGGAGAAGTGTTGACGGCGGCGCCTTGGGCGTTATCATCAACGGCGGGAGGTCGCGATGACCACACCTGTCTGGCCCCTAGTGCTCCGATCCTCGGTGCGATGGGGCTGAAACGACGAAGGCCGGCCCCGCGCCAACGGGAAACCGGCCTTCTAGAGGACCAGCAACCGGGCGGTCGGCCCGACTCCTAGGTGCTCGTACAGTTCCTAGAGTCGCACGTCGGCCGCCCACCCCGCAAGCCTTTTCAGATGGAAAGGTAACGGCCGTGGTGTGGGTTCAGCCCTACGTCCGCTGGCGGTTCGGTCAGATCGAACACGTCTGCGGCCACTTCCGCTCGCTGCCGCAATAGGCGCAGCACAGCTGCGTGCAGGCGAGCGTGATGCGGTCTGTGAGTAGCACTTGATCACCGTGTGATCCTGGCCGTCGGAATGTCTCCGGCGGTCACACGTGTAGTGGCTCTAGGAATGACTATGGATCTCTCACTCTTGGTGGCGAACGCGCTACCGATCATCTGCATCGTCTGCGCGACGGTGCTCGCACTTCGTACCCGCGAAGGTTGGGGCTGGATGGTGCTCCTCGCCTTCATCACCGCAGCGGTGCCAAAGGCCCCCGATAAGGCGTCGACCTCCGTGCCACACGTGGTCACGCCGGATCAGCCTCCGGCCGCAACTCCGTGAACTGGCAAGGGCGTCTCAGCGAGAACTGGGACGCTCTTTGACTTCGGGCGCAGATCACCCGCTCGGCCCCGCCCCGATCTGCTCAGGGGGCGGGGGAGCGTCCGATCTCACCAGCGTGTGAGCCGAGCCGGTACGCAACTTGGCTGGGCGTCAGGATGGCCGGCAGCGGTTACCGCGCCGTGCGGGCGCCGGCCGCGCGAGCGTCCCGCGCCGGGATTCTGCGCATGAAAAAGCCCGCGCCGGCGGCAGGCCGGGCGGGCGGTGATCGTCGTGGGGCCGGCCTCAGATCAGGTACATGGTGCCGGTGGTCTTGAAGGCCTTCGGGCAGTTGCTTTCGTCGACCAGCTTCTGGGCCTCAGCGAGGGTCAGGTGCCGATCGGCGGCTACTTCAGCCAGAGTCATCCACCTGCTCTGCATCGTGCGCTCCTGCTTTCGCGGTCAACGCGAAGGTCGACGGATCGTTCACCCGCACGAAAAAGCCCGCGCCGGCGAACCGGGCGGGCTGATCCAGATCCAGGCCAGTGGGGGCAAGGGCTTGGATCCAACGCTAGGATGCCGGCCTCAAGTTAACGAAAAAGCCCCGCGTGAAGATCTGCGTCCCATGTCGGTTGCGGTCCGTATGAGAAGCCATTTCGGACTGGTATGCCGGCGGAATGGCAAAGCCGCTTTCGTCTACGCCGCCGCTCCTCTCATTGCGTCCGATCCCCGCGGTTCGGCGGCGCCTTCTCTTCTACTTTCCTGGCTACGACCCCGATGCGGAGCGGCGCTATCGGACGCTTTTTGTGCGCGAGTTTCGGCGGTACGCGAGGCTTTTCAAAGTTGGCCGACCCCACGTCTCTACTGCGAGTTCAAGTATAGATAAGCAGGTGCAAACCTGGACCGTCAGAGTAGGCGAAAGTAAACAGACCGAAACAATCTATGCGGTGATGCTTTGGGACGACATCGTGCGTGCAGACATGGATCGCTCGCTATTCATCAGCGCCCTCTTCAATGCATTTGCGCTCCTGCGCGTCGTTGCCAACGGGACCTTCTTCCGTATCTTCAAGGCAAGTTGGAAGTGCGGGTGCCTCATTCTGTACCCGTTCGTAATGACGCTCCTTCTCGCCGGCGTTGTGCTCCTACTGGCGGCACTGAGTTACCGGGTGCTGACCACCGCTTTCGGCTGGCCTTCATGGATATCACTGGCCCTCGGGGCCGCGGCTGGATTTGCGACACTGCACCGGATGATGCCTTGGCTTGAGCGCGCATTCCTGTGGCAGCTGATGAATGACTGGGTCTTTAATTGGCAGCACGCCAATGGCCGCCGTCCGGACTACACTGCGAGGCTGGAGGCATTCACCGATCACATTCAATCGCAGATTTCCGGAGCTGAAATCGACGAGATCCTGCTGGTCGGTCATTCGACAGGCGCGCTCACGGCTGCGGAAGTTGCGGCGCGCCTCTTGGCTAGAGATAAGCAACTCGGTCGTGATGGGCCAGCTCTGTCTCTTCTAACCCTCGGTTCGAGCTTGCCGATCGTAGCGATGCAGCCAGGCGCACATCCAATACGCGCTGAGATCGAGAGCTTAGTGGCATCCAACTCCCTTGTTTGGGCCGATTACCAAGCGCCGCAGGATTGGATGAATTTTCCTGGTTTCAATCCGTCGAGGGATCTACATCTTCGCGTGTCGCAAGCGGAGGCCGCTAATCCCGTTATACGCTCTGCTGAATTCCGCCGGATCATGTCGCCGCAGGTCTACCGTAGAGTCAACACAAGCCCGTTCAAGACGCACTTTCAGTTTCTTATGGCCAATCATACGCCGGGGATTTACGACGTTTTTGCCTTAACTCTCGGCCCGCTATGCCTCCGCGATCGGGTGCTCGACGAGAACGCGAGCACGCTCGGCAATTCGTATTCCATACAGGGATACATAGATGAAGTAAGCCACACTTCTATCCGCGGCTGGGGTTATGATTCCAGCGCCGGAAGCTCGGGAATAGAAATTGGGATTTTCGTGAATGATTGCCCGGCCCAAATTGCTGTCGCGGACCAATTCCGTCAAGATCTCATGACTGCCAGAATTGGAAATTCACACCATGGGTTTGAGTGTAAATTCGATCCACCCCTAAGCACAGCCGAAGATCAGAACATTTTAGTCCGAAGATTGGCCGACAATTTCGTAATTGGGGCCGTGGTCTTACGTGCGACCGGCTGAAAGTAGGGAGATCGCCCTGACAGAGAAAAACCCCGCGCGGCGGTGCCGGCGGGGCTAAAACGACGAAAGGCGCCCTGGCCGAAGCCAGGGCGCCACGTCGAGATGATCGGCGCGCTCTGCGCCGGTGTTGCAAAACTCAGCGCCGAGCGGGAGCCCGTGCATCCCGCTCCAGCTCGTCGATCCGGCGCTGCATGCCCTGGATGGTGTCGCGCGGTGTGTTGAGGTCGTAGAGCCCCTGCCGGTTCTGGTCGGACTGGCGCTGCAAATCCGCATCGCGGGCGCGTTGGGCGGCCCACATCTGCTCGTGCTCGCCGCGCGGGACAAGCTGCTTGGTGATCGTGTCGAGGTCGCGCTCAACCCGCTCGACCCGGGCATCGGTCAGGCGCTGGAGATCGTCCCGGCGCTGCGACACCACGGCGAAGCGGGTGTCGAGGTCCTGGCGCGGCACGTAAGCCTCGGTACGCGCCTCCACCTTGGCGATCGCGCCCTCGAGGCGGCCGTTGTTCGAATTGACCCAAGTGAAGAACATGCCGCCGGCGACTGTGCACACGGCGAGCATGATGTTCACCGGCGCCCAGTTGATCGAGCTGCGGGTCTTCAGATCGCTCCGGATGTCCTGCATCACCGAGCGGATGTCGGAGACGGCAGTCTCCAGGATGCCGAGCCGCGTATCCGTGTCCCGCGGCTGCATCTGCATCTGCTGGGTCTGCTGGAGCTGCTGCGTCATGATCCTGGCCCCCAAGGCCGGAGTGCCGCGCGCCGGTGCTCCGGTCGTGCGGAGAGAGGCTTGTCCCGCGAGCGCGAGGGGCCGGATGTCGGGTGGGGAAGCCCGTGAAACTTTCACGGGCTTGAAGGGCTACGGCGCGGCTGTTTCCGGCGCTGGCGCGGGATGCTTCATCGCGTCGGCGAGCGTTCCGTACCGGTCCGCGGCATCGGCGAGGCCGTCCGCGTTGGCGTCGCCGTAGTCCAGGGCGCGGCGCGCGTAGAGACGCGCATCCTCGCCGCGTTTCGGCACCGGCCGCGGCGTCGGCGCCGGGACGATGTCAGCGACCGGGGGCAGCGTGCGAACGCCGGGCGCCGCGCTGGACAGCCCACGCGTTGTCCCGCAGGCGGCCGATGTCAGCGTCAGACAGCCCGCAAGCGCCCATCGGGCCGAGCGAGCGCAGAAGCTTCGCGTATTCAACATTGCGTTTCTCCGCCGCCGCCTGGGCGCTCGCGTTGCGGGCCTCGCCGGCCCGGGCGGCCTGTTCGGCGGCCCGGGCGGCAGCCGCGTCGACGCGCGCCTCGGCGGCGTCGCGGGCGAGGCGGTTGATCTCGGCCTGCCGGTCGGCTTGCCGGTAGCCGGCCGCCTTGCCGATGAGGAAGGACAGCCCGGCGCTGGGGAGCGAGCCCAGCGTCAGGCCGGAGAGCAGGGCGAAGGCGACGGCGCCGACGCCCAGGAGGGCGGCCCCGCGCTCGGCGAGGCCCTTGATGCGATCCAGGAGGGCGCGCATGTCAGGCCGCCTCCGACGCGATCGCAGGCGGCGCGGCGGCGGTCACCTCCGGAGCGACGGGATCGTCGACCGCGACCGCGGGCAGGTCCTCGTCGGCGTTCATGTCCACCACCAGGGTGGCGGAACCCGCCTGCACCTTGTCGGCCGCCGTGTGCCCGTACTTCACGATGATGCCGGCGACGCCGGCGACGACCGCGAGTCCGCCGAGGACGTAGGGCATCCACGCGAACCAATCGCGCATCACCTCGAGCTGCTGCCCGAGCTCGGACACGGGTGCGGCGACCGCGGAGGCCGAGGTCACCACCGTGGTCGAGGCCGTCGAGATCAGCGGCCGGGCTATCGTCTCCGGGGACACCACCGCCTTGCGATGGCCGCCGACCTGGTCGACGGCGACCGGCGCGGGCCCGACGCTGCCCGAGGCCCAGCCCTGGCCGATCTTCTGCGCGTTGGCGATCCGGGCCGACCAGCCCTTGCCGTAGGTCCGCCAGGTCTTGAGGCCCCGCAGGGTCCCGAGGCGGGCCGCGCAGTAGCGCGCGATCAGGGCGTCGTTGTCCTCATCCTGGCCGACCGCGTGCAGCGTGACGTCGCCGATCGCGCCGTCGACCGCGCCCGGGTAGCCGACGAGGCTGCGCTGCAGCCAGCGGATCGACTGCCCGACACCGCTGTTCACCCCTCCGTCGAAGACGACGAAGTCGACGCCGGCCGGCAGCTCGTCGCAGGCCGCCTTGTCCCAGTAGAGCGCGCGGTAGATCGCGGCGATCTGCGCGTCGGTCGCGGTCCAGACGTCCGCGTTCGGCAGGCCCTGGCGGCGCAGCCACGCGGTGTAGACGCGCTGCGTGACGCCGCGCGAGGTACGGCCGCCGGGATCTCGCGGATCGTCGACGTTGCCGCCCTCGTAGACGCGCACGCGCGCATAGGCTCGTGCGAAACCGTCCTTCGCCATCGGTCAGGTCCTCAGAAGGGGATGGAGAGGCGCAGGCGCAGCGGCGCGAGCTCGTCGAGCTCAAGGGTGCGCAGACGGCCGGCATCGTGGATGAGCAGGCCGTTCGGCGCGATCGGCGCCGCGGCCAGGAGGCTCGCGGCGCCCGGCCGGGCCGGCAGGTGCGGGCGGGCGGTGGCTGCGGCCGGCACGCCGAAGACTAGGACGGCGGCGATCGCCGCCAGGACCTGAGCCCGCATCAGCGCGCGTCCGCCACGCGCCGTCCGGACGACACGACCTCGACCCGCACCCGGGCGAGGCCGCACGCGCCCAGCGCCCGGCAGGAGCCGGTCGACAGGTCGATCAGCCGGCGGAGCCGACGATGCGGGCCGCGGTCGTTGATCCGGACGACGATGCTCCGGCCGGTCGCGAGGTGCGTCACCCGAAGGCGGGTGTTGAACGGGACGTCCCACATCGCCGCCGTCAGCCCCATCGGCCTGAACCGCTCGCCGTTGGCCGTCAGCCCCTTTGGGTTGATGCGGAAGACCTCGTGCCCGTAGGTCGACGCGATGCCTTCCATGGCTCGGACGTGGCCGGGCACGAGCAGCAGCGCGCAGGCGATCGCCGCCCGCAGCGCGAGGCGCTGGAGGATCATGGTGGTCTCCGGAGATGTGGTGGGACCTGCGGGCGGCCCGTCAGGGGCATCCGGTCCCCGCGCGCGGGGCGGCTCCGATCCGAAAGGGCGGAGGTCGGCGGCCCGCCACCGTTCCCGAAGATTTCGGGAACGGTCGGGGCTCAGTCGCTCTCTTCGGCGGACAGGTGCAGCGTGACGCCTGTGGTCGCGGCCTGGAACGGGTCGTAGTTCGCGAGGCTGCTCAGGAGCGAGATAACCGCCGGCATGGTGCGGGACTCGCGGATCACGCCGGCGATGGCCACCGACTTGTCGGCGTTGAGCGTCAGGGCGGAGCAGCGGAACACGTAATCCCGCGCGCCTGTGGCCTGGATCGTGTGGCGCAGGACCGGAAGCGCCGTGAAGATCCCGGCCGGGATGGTGACCGACACCGCGCCGCCGACGGCGACCGGGACAGCCTTGGCCCAGGTGGCGACGGGCTGTTCGCTCAGCCCGGACGAGCCGAGCCCGAGAGGCTTGCGGCGGGGCATGGCGCCGGCCTCCTCAGGCGCGGACGACCGGGACCTGCGGTGCGAACTGCAGGTGCCCGGCCTGGGTGGCGACGCCGACCTGCTGGAAAGTGCGCCCGGCCGCGGTGGCGCCTGCCGCTGCGACGCCGCCGAGCGCGGTATCGGACAGGAAGGCGAGGCCCGGGCTCAGGCCCTGGACCGCGGTGTTGAGCCCGGACAGGTAGACCGTGGCCTGCCCGCCAGCCGCGACAGCCGCGAGCACGAAGCCGTCGGCCTGCTTGCCGGTGGTCGAGCCGTCGGCGTTCCGCGCGGTCGGCGCGCCGCTGTTCGCATAGACGTTGACCAGGGCGCCGGCCGAGAGCGCCTCGGAGGCGACCATCTGCTCCGTGTCCGGACCGACGCCGGTCGGCATCATGGTCACGTCGAGTTGGCCGGCCGCGTTGAGCGCCACAACCTGGAAGGCGTTGGCGACACCGCCCACGATCACGGGCACGTATTCGACGAGCGACTTCACGCCCTGCGCCAGAAGGCGCTGGACGGCGGTCAGAGCAGCCATGGGGATCTCTCAGGGTGCGAGGAGGACGGCGGGCCCGATCGCGAGCACGAGGCGCGTGGGCGTGACGAAGCGGCCGATCGGCAGAAGCAGGCCGCCCGAGGGCGGCACCTGGGTGATGGTACCGTCGATCCCGAGGAAGGCCGGGCCTGGCTCGAACGCCCAGGACGGCTCCTCGACCGGACCGCGGGTGACGACGTCAACCAGCGCGCCGGCTGCGGCCGCCCCAAGGGTCAGGCCGAGCGTCGCCGCCGCGCCATCGGGATCGTCGCAGGAGGCGTAGGCGACGGAGCCGTCGCCCAACGGGCGCACGAGGCGCTGGCCGCCGAGATCGGTCGCGGCGATCGGCGTCTCGACCGCGTCGCCGGCGGGGCGCTGCGCCAGCGTCCGGACGAGGTAGGCGAGGCAGGAGGCAGCGTCCGCGAAGGTCGTCCCGTCGAGGCCGGCGATCGCCGTGTAGGGCGCGCACACCAATGCCTCACCGGTGGTTGCTCGGGCCACGGTGATCATCGGCCCGGCGGCGGTCGCGACCAGGGCTCGGGGCTGAAACAGCTCCGCGACGCCCTCAACACGAACCCGCGCGAGGATGGCGTCGAAGCCCAGCGCGTTCACGGCGTCCTCGGCACGAAGGTGCTCTGCGGGGCCACCACCACGCTCTCCTTAAAGATCGAGGCCGGGACGTCCGAGGTCAGCATCAGCTTGGCGCCGTTGGCCTGGACGTAGGTCAGCGTCTCGAACTTCACCGTCAGGGTGACCCGCTCATTCACGCCGGCCGGCTTCAGGAGGTCGGCGTTGTCCGACGTGATCGGCCCGAACGGCGAGCCGGCGTCGACCTCGAGGCTGATCGTGCCGCCCGCGCGCTGGGAACGGACGATCAGGTTGACCTGGACCTCGAGGCGGTCTGCCGATGGCCGCCCGACCACCTTGGTGCCGTCCCAGAAGCTCTGCCCGATGAAGGGCGGGTTGAGATGGTCGAGGGTCAGGTTCGGATCCGGCGCGAACACGAGCTGCAGCGGCACGTTCGCGTCGAGCGGGCTGCCCATTACGGCCGGGTCGACGCTGTTCGGGTCGGCCACCTGATGCGAATAGGTGATGACGCCGAGGCCCGTGGTGATGCCGGTCGGACCCGTGGCGCCGGCCGGCCCCGCCGGCCCCGGGATGCCCGGGGTCTCCAGGCGCACGACGCTGGGTGCTGCTGGCGCAGGGATCCGGACGATGCTGGGTCCCGTCGAAGGCGCTGGCACGCGCACGACGCTCGGGTAGGCGAGGCCGCCGCTCACGCCGCGCCCCGCACCTTCAGCGGCCCGTAGACCCAGACCTGCGTATGGCCACCGGCGAGGCACCGGAGCGCGTACCGGGCGACGGCGCCGAGCGGGATGCCGGCGCTCTGGTCGACCGTGTAGGACCAGGTCACGGTGCCGCTCGGCTGATCGACCGCGAGCCCGCCATCCGGCGAGGTCGCGGTGATCGAGCCGTCGGCCGCTAGGCCGGCGAAGGCTGGGCCCGGGCCCAGCACGCGCCAGGTGATCTCCAGACGGAACTCGGCGCCAGCCGGGATCTCGGAGGCACCGATCGCACCGAAGCCCCAAACAAGCGGGGGTGTATCGTCACCGCGCCAGATCGCCTGCGGGACTTGCGCGGGTCCGGACATGGCCGCTCCGATGTGTTTGCGCTTGACGAAGGGGCGCTGGGCTGGCCAGCCGCCCGGCATCGGGTCGGCACCCCGCGGGTGAGATCCGCAGGGCGCCGTGGGCGTCAGGTCAGCGAGGGTCGACCCAGCCGTAGGTCTGGATGCCGAAGGAGGCGGTCGCCGCCCCGCGAGCCCGAACCCGACCGCTCGTGTCGGTTCGGACGCGTGCCTCAACGCCAGCGTTGATCCCGCTCGCGTTCATCAGTGAGATGTTCGGGAACGTGGGAGCCAGATCCGCTTCATCCGGGGACGAGATGACGGTCGCAACCGCGTTGGAAGCGGATCCGACAGATGCCCGGAACGTCGCTTCGACCTGCACGCCAGTCGGAACCGTGAGCGGGATCAGCGCGGCCGTCGTCGTCACCGACCCATTCAGATCCGTAACGCTCGTGCCCCAGATGAACCGGTCACCGAGTTGCTTGAAGGCTCGGACGTTGCTGCTCGCATCTGTGCGGATGGCGCCGATGCGACGGGTCAGAGAGTAGCCGGACGGCAGCGCCGGAGCGGTCGCCGAAGTCGACACGATCACATCGGTCGCCCCGGTCGCCGGGTTGCCGATCAGATAGACGTGATACCACGTCGAGGCGGCGAGCGTGCCCGTGTCGAGAGCGCCGCCGCCCGAGCCCGCCGACCAAGCCGAGCCGACCGACTTGCTCAAGGCAGTCTTGAGAACAATAGGAGCAGCGCCGTTCGACGAGGTCGCGGACCCAGGCGCGATGCCGATGACGCTGGCGGGCGTCGTCGCATCGTTCGACAGCGTCAGCCCGGAGATCGCGCTGGGCGCGACAAGCACGGCACCGGTGGCACCGGCAGGGATCGACCCGCCGCCCGTATTGTTCCCCGCGATCAGCCAGTTCGCCCACGCGCGCCCCGGCGGGTCCGAGATAGCCACGCCCGAAGCCCAGCGGATCAGGTTGTCTTGGACGGAGAAATTGCCGTTGGCCGCACCGATCACGACACCCGCAGTCGGGGTCCCGGGAGAACCGACAGAGGTCATCATATTGCCGTTGACCTGAAAATTACCACCTGATCCGCCAACTGTGACGCCGGCATACAGAATGGTGATCAGGTTGTTCCCGGTGATCGATGCCACGTAATCAGCCGTCGCCGATTGATCGAGCTTGATCCCGTTCAAGGCGCCATTGACGATATTTGCGCTGACCGTTGAGAACTGTGTGTCATACAGAAAAATGCCGGTGTCGTACTGATTGGCCCCAGATTGAGCGATGGCGTTGCCAGTGATGGCGATATTAGGCGACCCCTGCGCGTAGATCGCCGCCGCGCGCGCCACGCCCAGGCTATCGCGAAGCGTGTTTGCGGCAACCGTAACACCACCCGCATTCACGAGACGGATATCGATCGGGGTCGCCCCCTTGCTTCCATCGAAGGTCGCAGAGCCCGTCCGCCAGATCACATTTCCGGTGATTGCACCGTTCGCAACAAACCCCGGAGCGTGCCCATCGTAGTTGATCGCGACGTTCTTTGTGTTGCGAAACACGTTGTTAGCAATCGCCCAGTTGACCGGGCCGGCTCGCCCCGCATAGGCAAACCAACCCATGTTTACGCCATAGCTGCAACCCTCCAGCGTGTTGTTGGCGAAGATCATTGATTGGATCTGATCGGCGTCTCCGCTTCCTCCCTCGGGTCCGGCGCCGAAGCCGAGCGTGCAACGGACGAGCGTATTTCCGACCACGACGCCGCGCGCGCCATTGTTAAAGGCAATGCCTCCATCGCCAGAGTATCCGACGAAGTTAGACGTAACGTGGGCGTACCCGCCATTGAAATTGTACGTGTCGCCGCCCGTGCCCTCGGCATAGTTGCCGGAAACGACGGCCGTCGCGCCGTTCAAAATGAGAGCGTGATTATTGGCCGGATAGACGGCCAGCGCCTTGAAGCGGTTGTTCCGGATCACGACCCGGCCGCCGCCGCCGCCCACCGCCTGCGCGATGGCCGAAGTCGCCGCGTCGCCCGACGCCGTCCCAATGGACGTGTGGTCGAACAGCAATCCCTCGATCAGAACGTTGTCGGCCCCAGCGGCGAGCGACAGGATCGGGCCGACAGCGCCGGCGAGCTTGAACCCGCCGGACTGGACGGCGTCGATCTGAGCGGAACTCGGCACGCTGAGCGTCCGCGTCGAGCATGTCCCGGTGAGCCGCAGCCGCAGGCCAGCCGCCGTCGCACCCGTGATCGCGGCCTGACAGGCGCCCGTGTCGTCGGTGACGCCGTCGCACGCCGCCCCCCACCACTGCGGCCGGGCCGGCGCGTCGAGCCACTTCGCCAGCGTGAGCTTTGCGGAGAGCGTCGGGACATAGGTCAGCGCGCCGGACAGATCGCCGAGCCAATCGGCCAACGACTTGGACTGCGCGCCGCCGCTCGGCGTGACGTGGCCCGGCGAGAAATCGCCGTCCTTTGCCTGCGCCCCGATGTCGTCGAGGCTCAAGGCGCCAACTCTGCCGGCGAGCGTCGTGACGCCGCCCGGCTCGCCCTTCTGCGCGGCGATGAAGTCGGCGAGCTGCTTGCCAGCGTTGCCCGGCAGCGTGAGCCACGCCGAGAACGTGCTCTGCCCAGGTAGGCCGGCCGGTCCGCCGACCGGCACGTAGGCCCGGGCGAGCGAAGAGCTTCGGATCGCCATGGTCTCAGGCTCCCTGTCCGATCTGCGCGGGGACGGCGGTGTGGTGGATGAGGCCATAGAAGGCAGGGACCCGGAGGCCCGTGGCCGGGTCGGTCGCGGTGATGCCGTAGGGGTAGCCCTCGGCCTTCACCGGCAGCCGGGCCATGGTCGCGCGGGCGACTGCCATGGCGATCACGCCGAGCGGTCCGCCATTGGCGATGGCCGGGCTCAGGCCGCCGGAGGTCGCCTGGAGCGCGATCGTCGCCTCACCGACAGACTGGCGGGCATCGAGGTCGAACACGAGGCCGGTGAGGTCGACCGGCTGCGGCACGACCGCGATCGCGAAGCTGTCGCCGACTGCGAAGGCCGTCGCGCCCGGCGTGAGCAGCAGGTTGATGCCGGCCGCGTAGAGCGGCACGCCGACCACGCCCTGCCCGGTGGCGATCCCGTTCGGGTCGGTCGCGCTGATGTACGCGAGACCCCCCGCGACCGCGGTCACCGCGACGACGTGGGCCCCGTAGGTCGTGCCGGCGGCAATGCTCGCCACCGTCAGGGCGCCGTTGCCGATGTTGGCCGCCCCCGCCACCATGCCGCCGAGCCCGGGCGTGCCGATCATCGGCAGGCCGTCGAGCCAGTCGGTCGCCTGGGTCGTGTCGAAATCGACGCGCTGCGGCTGGATCAGGGCGAGGTTCGACATGGCAGCGAGCCTCAGGCGGGCATGAAAAAGCCGCCCGGAGGCGGCGCGGGGCGGTCAGGCGCAGGCGGGCGCGATCAGGCGGCAGCGAGGCTCGCGAACGCGGCGTCGACTTCGGCGAAGCTCGTGATCGTGGGCGGGCTGGCGTTGATGCCGGCATCGCACCCGTCCTCGGCGGCAAAGCACGCCTGGACGTGGGCGAACACGGCGAGCGCGATCGCCTTGATCTGGTCGGCGGAGAGCTCGATCCAGCCCGAGGTCGCCTTGAACTTGACGCTCGCCGCGCCGGACGCCTGCATGCCGGCATAGGCGTTGGCGATCATCGACTGGCTGTCGCGGTCGGTCGCGATCGTCAGGCCGTTGACCGAGAGGCCGCCGGTCTCGACCGCGAAGCGCCGCGCGGCCGCGTAGGCCACGAGCTGCGCCGCGGTGATCGCCGGCTCGGGCGGCGGCGCGAAGTTGCCCGCCGCGTCCTGGACGTAGCCGACCTGGACGCCGGCCACGAACGGCACCAGCGTCTTCGCGAAGGCCTCCGTGAAGATGTGCTCGCCCGGGACGAGGTCGTCCGGCACCTCGACGAGTTCGCGCACGACGGCACCGGCCCCTGTGCCGGTGAGGCTCATGAACTGCTGCATGGCGAACGCCTCAGTAATCGATGATGATCAGGCCGGCCGCACCGGCGCCGCCGTTGGCGTTGGCCGACGAGCCGTTGCCGCCGGAGCCGGGATAGATGCCGGGAATGCCACCGGCCTGGACGTTCGGGCCCGAGTTCGACACGCCGAACGCTGGGGCGCCCAGGCCGCCGCCGAAGCCGCTGCCGACCGGGTACCCGATGCCGGCGCCCGCGATCGGAGCGATGAACCCGCTGAGCGAGGCCGACTGCGTCGCCGGCGACCCGAGACCGGGGTTCGGATTGACACCGCCGTTGGCGGCGTTGCCGCCGCTCGCCCCCGGGCAGGTGACGTAGGAGCCGAAGGCCGTCGTGCCGCCGGGGCCGCCATTCGTCGGGCTCGTGCCGCCGAGTCCGGCCGCACCGGCGGCGCCGATCGTGTAGGCGATCTGCTGGCCCGGCGTGACCGGGATCGCGCCCTCCCAGTAGGCGCCAGGGCCGCCAGCGGCACCAGCGGAACTCGTGCTCGAGGCGCCGCCGCCGCCTCCGCCGCCGCCCCACATCCGCACGCGGCGAAGGAGGTAGACGCCAGCCGGGACAGGCCACAAGCCGGATCCGACCGTGCTGAGGATCTTGGTCTGCGCCGCCGGGATCGCGCCGGTCTGGTTGATGGCCGCGACCGTCTCGCTGGTCACCGGGCCGACCATGCGGAAGGCGTTACCGTCCCACCGGAACTCGAACAGCTGGTTCACCGGCAGGTCGCCGGGCTGCAGGGCGTTGCCGCTTCGGGTCAACAGCGCGGCCTGGACCGATCCGGATGGGAGGCCGATCCCGGTGATCGCGAAGGTCGCGCCCGCCGTGTTCGTGGTCGCGACGAGACCGGTGAAACGCGTCCCGGCCAGGAGCGCAGAGAAGACGACGTTGTTCGGGATCGCGGCCGCCAGCGCGTTGGCCGAACCGGTGAGCTGCCCCAGGAAGATCCCGCGGGCGATCGCCTGGACGAGCTGCGCGAGATCGGTGCCGCTTCGGCTCTGGCCCGAGGCGTCGATCGCCGCGAGGATCTCGGCCTCCGCATCCGTGACGATGGCGTGCCCCGGATAGGAGCCTTGGACGCCGGTCGAGGGCACGCCGTCGAGCCAGGGCAGCTGCCCCGCATCCTCGGCGCCGTTGCTGTTGAGCGGATAGTGCTGGCGCACGGGATCTCTCTCCGGTGGAGGGCCGGTGGGCGGGCCGCGCGAGCGGCCGGTTCGGGGCGGGCGATGGACGAGCGGGGCCGTCAGGCCTGGGTCAGGCGCAGCAGCGGGTCGTGGCCGAAGGAGGAGGCGCCGAAATCGAAGCGGCGCTGGACGAGCGGCGCGGCCGGCGGCGCGTAGTTGAAGAACAGCTGGGTGTGGGCGGGCTTGATGCGCCCGAAGATGCACTCCAGGTCCTCGGCCCGACGGATGTCGAGGAACGGGTCGCGCCCGAAGGACGACACGCCGAACTGGAACCGGGTCAGGCGCCGGTTGGCGACATTGACCGTCCAGCAGTAGCGGAAGCCCGGCGGGTTGAAGCGGCCGTGGCCGCCCCCAAAGGACGAGAGCCCGAACTGGAACGGCACGTACTCGGTGATCGTGATCGCGTAGCCGAGCGAGGCCGCGATCCCGATGAAGAAGGCCCGGGACTGGCCGCCCTGCATGGCGATCTTCTGGGCGAGCCGCTGGCGGCGCTCCGGCAGCGTCTGCACCACGGGCACGCACGGATCCGGCAGGCCGTAGGCCCGCTCCCAGTCCGTGAGCAGCTCCAGGGTGAAGCGCGGATCCGTCTCGATCTCCAGGAGGTCGGCCGCGCGCGGGTCGACCACCGCGCCCCAGATCTCGGCCTGCCCGCGCACGAGCTGCATCAGGGTCGAGGCGGGATCGCGCGACCACGCCTCGCCCGTCGGCAACAGCCGCGCGAAGGCCTCGGCGTAGTCCTCGCCGTCGCGCCGGATGAAGGCGTCGCTCATGTGAACGCGATCCCGCCGTCGAACTGCGGCCGGAGCGACGCGATCGAGCCGGCGTTAGCCATCACGAAGTCCCCGGTGGCGAGGTCGAAGGTCGCGTCGCCGACGGCTTCCGTGATCGCGTCCGAGATCCAGCAGGCGAAGATCGTCTGCCCGGGCGCGGCCTTCTCCAGGAGCATCTGCTGGAGCGCCGCCGCGATCGCGAGCCGGGTCGAGGGCGTGTCGTTCGACAGGTTCAGGATCCGCGGCACGATCCCCTGGGGGATCGCGGCGAGCACGAACAGGTCGGCCACCGTCACAGGCCGGACCGTGTCGAGGTAGGCCTTGGCCAGCGCGCAATCGTCGGGCGTCGGCAGCCCGTCGTTGGAGGCGCGGAGCTGATCGCAGGCGAAGCGCACCGTGACGGTGCCGATGCCCATCTCCATGGGCGCGACCCAGACGCGGGACACGCCGGGCAGGGACAGGGTCCACTGCTCGTAATCGGGGCCGCTCCCGCCCATCGGCGGGTTGCGGATCCGCAGGAGGATGCGGACGCGCAGATCGTCGTCGCTCTCGGTGTCGGCACCGCCGTCGATCAGGACGACGGTCGCCTGCGCGTTGACGCTGGAGACCGCGACCGTGAGCGAAAGCAGCGCGCCCGGGTCGCGGTTGCCGATCGCGCCGGCGGTGAGGCAGGTCACAGCGACCGGCGTGGCGGCGGCCGAGAGGATGACGTCGGCCGCGGTCTGGTACTGGATGCCGTCCGAGGTCGCCAGGATCGAGCCGGCCGGGAGCTTCACCCCTTGCGTGCCGGTGACCGTGATCGTGCCGGAGGCGAAGGTCGCCGCCTTCCGGCCGCCGAACAGGATGTTGGCCCAGCGATCGAGCCAGCCCTTCTCCGCCAAGTCCGGCAGGAAGTTCTTGGCGAGCCACTGGAGGTATTTCAGGTTCAGGAAAGCGCCGCCGGCGTTCTGGTCCGAGAGCACGCGCAGCGCGCTGTTCGGGACGCTCGCGTCGGCGCCCTCCAGGAAGGCGGCCAAGAAATCGCGGTTCTGCCGCCTGACGGTCGGCAGGTCCGGCAGGGCGAAGGGCATGGGACAGCCTCAGGCGCGCCGCGGCGGCGGCTTCCAGCGGGTCGGCTCGGGCGGTGGCGTTGGGCGGACGGTCAGCCGGTCGGCGCGGAGACGACGATCCCGCGCCAGAGGTTGGCGAATTGCAGCGATAGGAGCAGCTCGTCACCGCGGTACATCACGATGCGCGCCTCGATCCGCTCGACGCCGGCGCGCACCACAGTGACGTCGAGGCGGGTCGCGATCTTCCGGTCGAGGAAGGGCTGGAGGGCCTCGCGGATGTAGTCCTCGACCTGGACGGTGGTGGCGCCCTTTCGGGCGGCCGCCCCGGTGATCGTGGTCCGGGACAGGAGCCAGAGCTTCGAGCCGATCGGCCAGCCGTCCCAGATCTCTTCCGCGTCGACGTCGCCCCACCAGCCGCGGCGGTCGGTGTCGCGCGAGTCCGGCAGCGCGTCGTCCGCGCCGGCGAGCGCATCCGTCATCAGGGCCACGACGACGGCCGTGGCCAGCTCGTCCGAGGTGTCGAGCTGGCCCGCCGGCGTGAGCAGCAGATCGAGGTCGACGGCCTGGAAGGGTTGGCCCGCGGGCGACCCGCGCTGTCCGATCCGGACGTCGGTCACGCGCGGCTCTCGCCGACCGCGTATTCGCCGGCGCGGGCGCAGTCGAACTCGTACTCGCCGCAGCGGTCGGTACCAATCACGCCCGGCCAGATCGCAGCCTTCACCTTCTTGCCGTCGGCCGGGCGCGGGGCGTGGCGGCGGCAGGCGCCGAACTCGGCCGGGTGCGGGTTGAGCGCGAAGTGGCGGCAGCTCGCGCACGAGGGCGCGGGCGGGGTGTAGCGCAGGCCCATGGTCGGCTCCGATGTTCTGGGTGTCAGCCCGGGCCGCCGAAGCGCATCGACTTCGTCTGGCCCTGCACGAGCCGCTTCTGCGGCTCCAGGAAGTTCATGGCCGGCCCGGCCTGGTCGGCGAGCTGCTGGAGGCGGCCGCGCAGGTTCGCGATCTGGCCGATCACCGGGTTGGCACCGGTCAGCTGCTCGATCCGGCCGGTCAGTTCGGCGGCCTTCGCGGCGATTGCCGCCTCGGGGCCGCCGCTGGCGTTCAACGCCGCGAGCTCGTCGACGAGGTCGTCCACCATCCCGATCACCGGGTTGTTGGCGATCAGGCCGGCGACCTGCGCCTCGAGGCCCGAGATCAGGCCCTCGAGGTTGCCCGAGAGCAGGCTCGTCATGCCCATCAGCCGGCCCGGGTCCAGGAAGGCCTTCAGGCCGCGCTGGAGCGCGTTCTGGAGGTAGCCGGTGAGCTTTCCCTCCGCGAGCGCCTTCATGGCGTCCAGGCCCGTCGGCGCGCCGCTGAGTGCGTTCGTGACCTGTGTGGTGGCGTTGACCGGGATGAGAGCCGGGACGACCTGCTCTGCGTTCTGGCGGAACTTGGACACCACGTCGAAGAGAGCGTGATGCGAGTCCTCGACCTGTGACAGGCGGGCAGCCAGGCCCTTGAGCTGCTCGTTGAGCTCGAAATTCTCGGTGGCGGGTTTCACCGCCCGGCCAGAGCCGTCGTCTCCGCCCGTAATCGTGACCTTCTTGCCGGTCTGGTTGACGCCGTCCCGGGTCAGGTGCGTGTGCTGGCGCTGATCGTCGTGGTGCGAGCTCTCGCCGGGCTTGAGGTTCTTCGGGCGGTGGCGGCGGTCGGCGGTGGCGATCACGACCGGGTGGTCGGGGTTGCCGCCCACTGCGGCGACCAGGACCTCGGCCTGCCTCTGCTGCTGGTCGGTCGGCTTCAGCGGGACGCTGCTGAAGCCGTATGGGTGCCAGTGCTCGACGTTGGTGTAGAGGTCACCGAACCATGCCCGGACCGTGTGCTCCTGCAGCTTGGTCGAGTCGTCGACTGCAACGAGGGTCCCGCGGGCGATACCGAGGTAGGCGCGGCGATCGTCATCCTCTCCTTCAGCGCGCAAGGTGCTCATGCGGCGCCTCCAGTTATGTGCGCGCCTCGGGCTGCGCCTGCGTCACGGGTTGGTTGTAGAAGCCGTCGGAGGCCTGCCCGTCGGGGTTCTTCTGCTGGAACGCCTTGGCGTTCACGAGCTCGATGGCCGTCGTGGTCTGACCCTCCGGCGTCTGGCCATGGGTGTAGGCCCAGAGCTTCAGGTCCATCTGTGGGTCGGCCAGCGGGAACAGAATGCCCGAGCGGACGGACACGAAGTCGGACAGCGCCCAGAGCTCGCCGTTCGGGTTGAGCCAGCCCTGGTAGGCCAGCGTCACCCGCAGGAGGTCGGCCTCGATCGCCTGCGCCTCCATGTTGGTGCGCAGCTGAAGCTCCTTCTGGCCGAGCGGCATCTCGGCCAGGACCTTGCGAGCAAGGCCGGGCACGCCGTTGCTCATCTGGGCCTTGGCGGAGATCTCCGCGGCTTGGCGCCCGAACAGGCTGTCGGAGCCGGCGACCTGCGAGCGCGCGACGATCTCCTGAACCGACGGCATGTCGATCGAGCAGTTGGCCGAGAGGATGTTGACCCCCTGCTCGAACATCGCCCCTTTGCCGTCCTGGCGCGCGCCGGCGACGAAGTCCCCGTTGGCGTCGGCCCGCAGCCAGAGGCCGCGCTGCCGGCATCCGCGCGAGATCGCGTCGAAGGGCGTCTCGCCGTGCCGGATCGTGAAATTCGGGAACGGGGTGTCCCAACCGTCCGGACCGCCCTCGACCCGAAACTTGAGCCCGTGCGGCTTCAGCAGCCGGTTGGCGATCGCGTCGAGCTTGTAGCCGCGGAACTGCCCCGTGCCGCCGTCGGCCGACGCCTTGCGGGTGAGCTCGGCCTTCGAGAAGCCCGACACCTGGACGCCGTGCCGATTGGCGTCGAAGGCGGTCTGCCGGTTGCCGATGTAGCCCTCTTGGATCACGACCTCGCCCGCGAGCGCGATGTCCACGCGCATGCCGGGCAGGAGGCGCTGGGCCGCGATCTGAGCGGCCTCGCCCCACGAGGAGCCCGAGGTCGTCTGGCGGCGGCTGTTGGGATCCTCCGGCTCGGCGCAGGTGAGGCGGAAGGTGCGCTGCCACGCGGCGTCGAAGGACTGAGACACTTGGACGGTCAGCCAGTCCTGATAGACGCCGCCCTCGGTGCGGACTTCGCAGATCAGGTCGGGGTTGGGCACCGGTCGCTCTCAGCCAGAGAAGGCGTTGCCGGAGGCCGGCATGAACAGGGGATGGACCACGTCGCGGTTCTCCGTGAGCAGCTGCTCGGCGCGGCTCGCATCGCCGAACAGCCGGTTGGCGAGTGTGAGGAGCGGCATGCGGGTGCCGAAGCTATAGGACACGAGCCGCGGCAGCGGCCTGCCCCGGGCGGTGAGATCTCGAACGCAGGCCGCGTGCAACGCGGTGAGCGCGCGCCACGCGGTGTTGTCGAAGCGACCGGCCGCGAAGTCCTCGGCCGGGGCGAACGCGAGGTTCACCCGCGCCAGCGCCGCATCAACGTCCTGCCGGGACGTGAAGACGGTCCCGGCCAGGATGTTCACCATCTCGGTGAGCGCGATGCGCGCCGCGATCTGGGCGACGCGCTGCACCGGCAGATCCGGAGCCGAGACGGCCTGTGCCGTCTGCCGCACCTGATCCATGCCCACGAAGGTGGCGCCGGCCGCGGTGGCGGCCGAGAAGCACGCGCGCAGCGGCGGCCCGAAGGTGCCGGCCTGGACCTGGCCGACGGCGTCGGCTGCGAGCGCACCGCAGAGCTGCCGGAGCGTCGCCCCATCCTGGCTCGCGGCATCGACGCCGGAGACGAGCAGCGCGTCGAGGACGGCCTTCAGCGCCGCGACGGCGACGCGGCGCTGGGCGAAGGTCATCCGGTCCTAGCTCCAGTCGTCGTCGCTGCCGGCGGACAGTTCGGCCGCGGTCGCGTTCTGCGCGGCCGCCGCACGCGCGGCGGCTTGAGTGTTCTCTCGCCCGGACGGGGCGGCGACCCCGACCTGAGAGCGCACGAAGGCCATCTCGAAGCGGGCCAAGCCGCCCTGGTCCTTCGTCTCGATCCGCTGGTAGGTCTCGCAGCGCATCGTCGCCTGTCCCATCGTGGACAGGACGAGGAGGCCCGCACCTTCCCGCTGAAGCGCCGCTTCCAGGTCGTCGGCCTGATCGAGGTAATCCGGGCCGATGACGTAGGCGGAGATCGCCACACGCGTGACGCGGCGCCCGAGGTCCTCGTCCGAGCTGCGCTCGGACTTGGCGAACTCGTAGGTGAAGCCGCGTCGCCCACCGAAGCGGGTGTTCGCCTCGATGTGGAACAGCACGCCGCGGAACGACGGCGGGCGAAGCTCGTCGCGCCAGGACATGCAATTGACCTCGGATTGTCGCTCGGCCCTACGCCCGGCTCACCATGTCCATCTGCCGCGCCTTGGAGACGGTCGTCTCGCGGAACAGGCCGCCCGTATCGGCCCGGTGCGTCATCCCGGGAGGGGCGTTGTCGAACTTGATGTGCAGGGTGCCCTTGGGGTCGACCGGCGCACCCGGCATCTGCATGCCCGGACCGCCGCCCGGGGTGCCCCGCCCGTAAAAACGGTCCATCAAAGCGTCCCCGACCGGGGCCTTCGCAGGGGCGGTGCTCGCCTCCCTGGCTGCGTTGGCCCGATCGAGCGTGCCGTCGCGGTGGGCGCGCCGCACCCAATCGGGTGCATTCGCGGATCGCCCGCCGGCGCCCCACGCCATCGACGGACCGCCGCCAATGTGGATGCCGTGCTCGCCCATGTAGCCCGGGCCCGCCCCGACGCCGGTCGCGCCGTTGCGGACAGTCCCGCGGATGAAGCCTTCCATGACCTTGCGGTCGGCGGGATCGTTCATCGAGAGGTAGCGCCGCTGGCCGTCAGGCCCGGTGGTGTAGAGCCGGACGTCCGCCGAGCGGCCGCCGTCGTGGCGGTGGCTGCCTATCCGATGCCGCCCGTGCTCATCCTGGCCGCCAGAGTAGATCTCCGCGTTCACGGCCGCATCCTTGGCGGCCTTGGCCAGCTGGTCGCGCAACTCGTCCGTGATGGCCTGACGGCGGATGCCGCCACCTTGGCGCTGGTCGACGCCGCCGACACCGTCGACCGGCGCCACGTCCGCACCGCTGCGCGACATCGGGCCAGAGCCCGCCCCGCCGCCGCGGCCGAGCGCAGCCTCGGCCGCCCTCTGCAGCGTGTCGTCCCGGTAGAGCAGGTTCGACGGTCCGTGCTCCTGCCACAGGAGGCCGCGGAGGAACTTCTGCATCTGCGCCGGGTCGCGCAGATCGAGCCTGTCGTTCGGGCCGATCCCCATCGTCTTCGCGATGTTGGCCGGTGCGGTCGGGTGTCCCGGCGTCCAGCCGTTGGCGCCGGCGATGATCTTCTGGAGCGTGTCGGCCCCGCCGTCGAACTTCGATAGGGCGAGGCGGGCCGCGGCGCGCATGCCGGCCTCGGGACTGTTGAACACGATCTGGGGCGAGCCCTGGTCCGTGTTCTGCGACGGCCCGACCATGCCCGGGAAGTTGCGGCGCTGCCAGTCCGAGCCCGAGTACTTCAGGTTCCCGGGGTTGTTGTTGCGCATGCCGGCCGGCAGGCGAGAAACGTCGACGTCCTGCCCGAAGTATTCCTTCGGCTCCTGCGCCTGCGGAGCTTCGCCCATCGGCCCGGTACCGGGCGTGATCGGGCCGCTTCCGCGCTGGATGGCTCCCGTGTGCGGGACGGGAGCGCGTGGCGAGGCCCCGCCTGAGAAGCCGCCGCCCCCAGCGCCGGATCCGCCACCACCGAAACCACCACCTCCGCCGCCGCCGAGACCGCCGCCGAGACCGCCGCCGCCCCAGCTGGCCTTCTGGATCAGCGAGCCGCCGCCGCCCAAGGAGCCACCGAAGCTCGACGGGCTGACGCTCGCCCCGCCGTTCTCCCGGACCTTCTGCAACTCGTCGGCGACGCGCTTCAGCTCCTCGATCATGCGATCGTGCTTGCGCTGGTAGTCCGCCCCTCGCGGGCCGGCCTCCAGGAGCTTGAGTTGGCTCTCGACCTGCGCGCGGCGGCCCTCCAGCTTCTCCCGCGGGGTCGCCTCGGGCCCTCCGAACGGGGAGATCTGATTGCGGAGCGCCTGCTCGCCCTCGTTGCCGCGCAGGCCGTTCTTTTCGGCGTCCTCGATGAGGTCGGCCGTGCCCTTGAGCATCGGGCCCAGGACCTTCAGCTTCAGCCGCTCGGCCGCGGCGCCGATGCGGCCCATGCTCTGCTCGAAGCGGGCCGCGGCCTCCTCGGTCTGCTTGTCGAGGTGCCCGACTTCCTTCTGGACCTGCGCCAGCGCCTCGCTGGCTTTGCCCGATATGGAGCCTACCACCCGCGCGATGTCGTCGGTCCCGAAGAACAATCGGGATACACGGCGGCGCACCTCCGGCTCCGGGATCGCCTGGACGCCGTCGATCGCGCGCTTGAGCGCCTCGTCCATGTTGGGCGCGCCGATGACATCCTCGGCGAGCTTGCCGAGGTTCATCGCCTGGAGGCTGGAGTAGGCCTCGCCCCAGCGCCGACGCAGGTCGAACATCACGGTCGCGAAGGATCCGACCGAGCTCTTCATGCTGTCGGCCGACACGCCGAACCGCTCACCGAGCGCTCCGAACGCGCGCAGCTTGTCGACCGCCACGCCCGTCTCGCGGGACAGCATCGACAGCTGCTGCGTCGAGCCAGAGAAGCCGCGCAGCGCCGAGACCATGCCGGTGATCGACATGGCCGCGCCGAAGCCCGTCACACCGACGGCCGCGAAGATCGGGTCGAAGCCGCGCAGGACGCCCTGGAACTTGGTGGCCTCCTCGCGGACGCCGGCCCAATCCTTCTTCCAGGTCGCCCCCTGCTTGGACGTCTCGTCGCCGACACCCTTCAGCCCCTTCTGGAGCTTGGTCAGCGGCCCCGTGAACTGATCCTCGACGGTGGCGACGATCCTGAGCTTGTCGTCAGCCATCCTGGTCCTCGCGTGGAGCGTGCCGCGGCATCAGCGCCAGGGTGTGGGCCATCAGGTGAGCCACGGTCGCCGGCGGATAGGTGCCGATCGGCCGCGAGAACGGCCACGCGTGGAAAGCGAGGCCTAGGCGGAGGCTGTCGTGGACGGCGCCGGCGGCAGGGCCGCCCACACGAAAAAACGGCTGAGGACGGTCCCCAGCGAGAGGATGTCGCGCGCGCCGATCTTCTTCAGCGTCGACGTCGGCACGCTCGCGAGCTTGCTCACCAGCGGGAAGAACTGGTCGGCCGACAGGCCCTCGAGGAGCCCAAATTCCAGGACCTCCTCACCGGTCGGCTCGCGCAGCACGAGCACCTTGACCATCTCGTCGTGCGCGCGCACCGCTGCCGCCAGCGGGTGCTCGTACGGCCACGTGATCTCGCGCGGGTCCCGTGCCGGGGCCTCGTTGGTCTCAGCCATGATCAGATCTCGTCGCAGGTGAGGCCCATCCAGTTCACCGAAACCTTGCCGGCGCCGGTGTCGATCTCGTGGGCGGACTCGGTCCAAGCGCCCGACAGGACGTAGGTCTTGCCGTTCGCGAGCTCGGCGGTGACGGTGATGTCCGTCATCGCGTCGAGCTCAGCGATGGTCAGGCCGGCCGTGGTCGAGAGGTCGCCCTTGATGAAGGGCACGCGCGGCGTCTCGATGTAGCCGTGCACGCCGTCCTGGCCAGCGACGCCCTCGCGCTTCGACGGCGAGGGCGACACGACGAACGAGCCGCGCAGGTCGTACTGCTTATTGCCGGCCTTCACGAAGGCGGTGCCGGCGATCCTCTGGCCCATGGCCGGTGCTCCAAAGAAAAACCCGCCTCAGAGGGCGGGTTGGATTGCGGAAAGGCGTGGAGGACCGATCAGGTGCCGGAGGCGCTGAGCGGGAACTGCAGGCGGAACTGCGCCAGGATGTTCAGCCGGCGCAGCTGATTGACGATGTCAGGCGGGTCGAGGATCTCGACGGTGTTCGGCTCCGTATTGGAGCGCGTCACCGAGAGGTTCGCGATGTAGAGCGCGGCGTTCTCGACGAGACCGTCGTACTCCATGTCCCGGTACTCCGAGACCATCTCCGCCTTGATCATAAGCGGCGTGACAATCGGCTTGCCGGTGGCGAACTTGGTCCCGTCGTTGGCGAGCGCCATCCGCGGGAAGGCGTTGGTGAGCCGCTGCCGCACCCGGGTGTAACGCTCGTCGAGGGTGGCGAGCGTGGTCACCAGCTCGAAGGCGTTGTCGGCCTGCCCGTAGGCGTTCTTCTGGTAAGAGGTCTGCTCGCGCAGGATGATCGGCTGGTTCGTCGTGCCGCCGTAGAGGTCCGTGCCCTGGATCGCGAGGCCGACCTGCGCGAGGGCGTTCAGCTGGGTCTTGTTCCAGCGGTAGGCCTTCTGCGCCGGCAGCACACCGACCAGCGGCAGCGTCTGCAGCGGCTGGGCCGCGTAGGCGTTGATCGAGAACGCGGCGGCCGCGGTGTAGGCGGCGGCCCACTCCCAGACCGGCGACGGGCTCTGCGGCTCGAAGGCCATCGGAGAGATGACCGGCGAGTTGTTCGACGGGCCCCAGGTGGCCTGATCGGCGTAAGCGCCGCGGCGGGCCGAGAAGATCTGGCCGTAGCTCTGGCGGTACGGACCCCAGCGACCGCTGTCCGTAAAGCCGTACTCGGCGTCCCAGACGCTGTAGGAGCCCGAGTCGTTCACCGGCAGGGCGACGAACTTGTAGGGCGCGTCGCCCAGGCCTGCGATCGCCGAGGTGAAGTCCGGCGTGCCGGTGCCGCCCGAGAGCTGATTGCCGGTCGGGTAGGTGACCGCGAGGCCCGCCGGCAGCTGCTCGCCGCCGTAGCGGCCGAGGTAGCAGTCCTGGACGTTGATGTCGTTGCCGGTCAGCCCCTTCCACTTGGCCGTCAGGGTGACGACGGCGGCCGCCGCGGAGGCGGTGACCGGCAGGTCGGGTGTCGCGGTGATCGCGGCCGCGATCTTGGCAGCGACCGTCGACGTGGTGTCCGCCGAGACGATGGCGATCGGCACGAGCTGGCCCGCGATGTAGAGCGGATAGGTGCCCGCGACGGTCGGGGCAGCCGTCACGGTGATCGCGCCGGTCGCCGCGACGCCGGCGGCTGGCTCCGGCACCGGCAGGCAGTAGATCGGCACGCTGGTGACGCCCTTGAAGAACGTCTTGAACATGCGCGCGAGCATCGAGCCCGGGCCGAACAGGGCGTCGGCGTCCGCGTTCGTGCCGCAGGCGACGACCTGGTTCGGCGTGGCCGAGCCGGCCGACGTCAGGATGCCGGCGAGCAGCGCCCACTTCAGCGAGGTCGGGGTGCCGGCCTGCGAGGGGTCGATCTGGGTGTTGGGGCCCGGGATCTTGTAGTTGTCCGGAACGCGCGTGATGCCCATCGCGGCTTACTCCTGCGAGGCGGCGGCGGGCGCGACGGCGCTCGCGCGGGTGGCGGGCTGGGCGGAGGTCGGCGCGGTGGCGGGGCCGCCGGCGTCGTGCAGATCCTCCAGGAGCTCGATGGCGCCCTCGTCCCGCAGGCGGAACGTGAACTGGTCGGCCGGCCAGCGGGCGGTGCCGTCCGCCTCGAAGCCGGTCTGCGACGGCATGTGCTTGAGCGCGCGATAGCGCTCCTCGGTCACCTTGACGGCGACCGTGGCTGATCCGGCCATAGCGATGTCCTCTGGATGGGAGCGGCGCGGGCCGGCTCAGGTCGTGGGAAGGTCGATCGTGAGCCCGATCGGGGGCGTGCCCGGGCCGGCGCCGGCCGGGCGGGCGGTGATGACGACGTGCTCGAGGACGTCCGGGATCACCGGGTCGTAGTTCGTGCGCGCCAGGAAGGTGATCTCCAGTCGCCCTTCCGCGAAGTAGGTCTCCCCCTCCTGCGGGAAGAGGCGGCCGCGACGGACCTTGCTCACCGCCTCGAACAGCGGGTAGCGCTCCGGATCGTCCTCGTCCTTGGCCGGGTCGACCCCGCGCACGAAGGTCGGGTCGGTCAGGAGATGCGAGCGGATCCGGTCGACGATGTCGTCGAGATCGGCGTCGAGCTGCTCGGGCGGCTGCTGGCCGATCACCACCGAGATACCGACCGTCACCTCGCTGATGAAGCGCGGCGGCCCAGTGTTGGCCTCGTCCTCTGGCGTCTCCAACTCGTCGACGAGGATGACCAGGAGCGCGGGCAGGTTGTTGGGCTGGATCTGCGGCCGCGGCTGCCGGCGAACGGCCTTCACCGGGAGCCAGTCCTGACCCTGGAGGCGCTCGATGATCGCCTCGCGGATCAGCGTCGACGATGACGGCATCACAGCTCCGGCGGCTTCCCGCGCTTCAGGGTCAGGGTGGCACCGCCCTGGCCGTCCGGATCGATGTCGTCGATCCAGAGCGAGCCCTCGTCCGGGTAGAAGCCGGCGGCCGGGATGCGCACGACCGAGAACTGCTCGGGGCGGTACTTCCAGTCCGCAAGGCGGATCCCGAGCGTGAGCACCGTGGTGTTCATGCTCTGGTCGCCCTCGAGCTGGATGCTGGTGTTCTTCACCGTCCAGACGCCGGTGGCAGCGAACGGCAGGCGGACCGGCGACGAGGCCAGCGGCGTCACTGTGACCGGGCGCCCGAATGCGGCGATGCCGGGCCCGAGCGCCAGGGCGGCGAAGTCGATCACAGCCGGCTACTTGGCCTTGCCGTCGCCGGCGGGCGCCTGGATCTCGGGGGCCTTCTTCTCCTCGAAGAGGGTGGCGCGACCGAGCGCGATCAGGGCGTCGGCCTCGTCGGCATCGAGGTCGAGGACGTCGCCGGGGGCGAACTCGACGATCTTGTAGTTCCCGCCGGAGCGGTTCCCCATCGTGTCGAAGTCGTACGGCTTGAAGTCCTTGTGGGGGACATGCAGCGTCGCGCCGGCGACGATCTTCTTAGTGGCCATAGTCGGGCCCTCGCATTCTAGGATTGGCGGAAGCGGCGCCGCGCGGGCGCCGCGGGATCAGCGGCGCGAAGGCGTCAGGCGACGATCGCGGAGAAGGTCGCGTCGACCCAGCCGAGCAGCGGCAGGGGGGCCGACTGCATCATGGAGAACCACGCGGAGGGGTTGTTCTCCTTCCAGACCTTCGGGAAGCGCGCCAGCGGCGCGAGGCCGGCATCGGCGTCCTGCACGGCGCCGTAGGTGCGGATGCCCTGGCAGCCGACCGGGTTGCCCATGATGACCGAGTTGTCGGGCATGAACTGCTGCACGACGCCGTTGTCGTCCATGTACAGCTGCTGGTACTGGAAGACGTCGAACTCGCCGATGTTGCCGAGGTACTTCACTTCCTCGCCCAGTCCGCCGCCGGTGACCTTGCCGGCCAGATCGACGTTGCCTGAGGTCTGGCGGTAGGTGTTCATCACACGGGTGACGCCGGGCGACTGCAGGAACGCGTCGGCGGCCAGCGGATCGAACACGATGGTGCCCGGGTGGAAGCCCGAGTTGCGCTGCACCGTCTTCGCCCAGGTCCGGACGTTCTGGTACGGGTCGACGCCGGTCTGACCCCAGCGCAGGGCGCCGGTCAGCGCGACGGTGTGGTTCGGGTTCCGGTTCAGATCGACCAGCACCGGCGGGTGATCGTCGCCCTGGCAGGTCATGGCACCCGTCAGCAGCAGCTGGGAGGCCATCCACTCCTCACGGCGGGTGATCTGGTCGTCCTCCAGGACCATGTTGTCGAACAGCGCGAGGTTGAAGCGCTGCATCGGGGTCATGGTGCCGAGCAGCTGCTCGCCGACCCGGCGCTTCAGCATCTTCTGCGGCTCGATGCTGTGCATCGGCTTCACGTACGGAGGCCGGAAGCCCATCGTGGTGTAGCCGCGCGAGCGCTGCGGCTTGCCCTCGACGGTCGGCACCACGAAGGGCGCCAGCTTCCGGGCGCGCTGCACGCGGTCGAAGTAGACCTCCTCGGTGTCGAACACCTGCTCCATGGGGAAGAACAGGTTCAGGAGGACGGGCTTGGCCTTGTCGAGGACGCCGAAGGCGCCGAGCAGCTGGGCGGTGGAATTGTAGTCGATCGCCATGATCGCGGGCTCCAAAAGAAAAGGGCCCGCGACGGGGCCCTGCGATCTACCGGGATGGGTGGAAGCCGATCAGCCGAGGGTGCCGACCGAGCGCACGTACAGGTGCGAGTTGGCCTGACGCAGAGCGGCCTGCACGGCGGCGATGCTCCAGGAGGCGTCGATCTGCATGATCTCGCCCGCGAACTCGCCCTCGAAGTAGGCCGGCGTCTTCACGTCGGCCGCGCTTGCATCGGTGTCGGCGGCGAGGATCGCGGCCGGGACCTGCGAGCCGTCCGACGCGGTGGCGACGGACAGGATGTACTTGTCGGTCGCGGTGACGCGTCCGAGGAGCGCTCCGCGCTTCAGCGGCGCGCCGGCGAGGTTGGCGCCGGAGGCCAGCGTGACCACGCGCTGGCGGACCGGGAATGCGCCCGCGAAGAGCGCGGTCGGGTCGTAGGACGCGACGACGTTGTTGGTGCCCATCGTGAGGGAATCCTTGGCTGTGCGCTGCGGCGCCGATTACTTCTTGCCGAGCAGGGCGCGCGCCTCGGCGGCACCCTTCTCGACGTCACGGGCCGGCGGGGTCGCGCCACGGTACTCCTCGCCGACGCCCGCGGTGGACGCCGCTGCGAAGGTGGTGGAGCCGCGCTTGGCCTGGCGCGCGGCGAGGCGCTCGAGGACGAGGTCCTTGAATGCCCGGACCGAGGTCTCGCCGTTGGCGTGGCGCTCGCCGAGGTTCGGGAAGCCGAACTGCTTGGCGATCTCGCGGATCTTGGCGCCGCGGACTCGATCGGCACGCACCGCGGCCTCGGCGGCCCTGCGGACCTCCGCCGGGGTCAGGGCCTTGCGCTTGGCCGGCTTCGGGGCGGCGCGCTCGCCTTCTCCATCGTCCTCGTCGTCGCCGTCACGATCCTCGTCGTCCTCGGCATCGTCGTCGCCGTCACGCTCGTCGTCCGAGCCGACGTCGCCATCCTCGGCATCGTCGCCATCGCGCTCCTCGTCCTGATCCTCGTCGCGCTCGGCGTCGCCATCCGCGTCCTCGTCGGTGTCGGACTCGTCCTCGCGCGCGGCGCGCTGCTCGGCGGCGCGGCGGCGGGCCTCGGCGAGGCGCTTCTTCTCGGCTTCGAGCTCGGCCGGGGACTTGGCGCGCTGGGACTTCGGCTTGGCGGGCTTGGTGGCCATGGGGCTTTCTCCTCGGGCCTTCGGGGACGGCCCGGAGGCCGGGGTGCGGGTGACGACCAGGCAAGCGCGGAGCTTCGGGCCGTCGCCTTCGGCCTGGTCGGAACGGATCTGAGAGGCGGCGTCGGCCGGGATCGGGACCGCCGAGATCTCCAGCGGCTCCCAGTCGACCACGTCCCAGCGGGCGACCGTGCCGTCGTCAGCCTCGGTCTTCTCCACCTTGTGGACCCAGTAGCCCACGCTGACGTTGCGGATGACGCCTTCGCGGATCTTCTGGACCGTGTCGGCGACGCCCGGCGCCTTCGAGAGCTGGATGCGGGCGAGCCCGCGACCGTCCTCGATCTTGGCCGAGCCGGGCACGACCGCGCCGATGACGTTGTCGCAGCCGTAGGAGCAGTGGCTGTCGAGGAAGGGAGCGCCGAGGTTGAGGCGCTCCAGCCGGATCGCCTTAGGGTCGACCGACAGGACCTCGTCGTACTCGGTCCCGTCCCACCAATCGTAGCGCCGGACGCTCGCGCCCGTCGTCCAGACGATCTCGATGGTGTTGCTGTCCGCGTCGAAGCTCTCCGCGCGCACGGCCGCCAGGCGGTCGAACTGCGGGAGTTGCACGACCCCTTCGGCCGCGGGCGGCGCTCCGGTTCGGGCGGGAGAGCTCGGGCTCCTCGCCGCCGTCCTCCTCCTGCTCCGGTTGCTGGACGCCCTTGGCGTTGGTGCGCCGCGGGTCCGAGTCGAGGATGATCTCAAGGTCGTCGACCTTCACGTTGAAGGCGCGGATGCCATCGAGCACGTCGTCGGGGTTGCGCCCCTTCTCGGCCACGACGTCCTGCCAGGTGCGGAAACCGTTGCGGACTTCGAGCGCAGCGGTCTGGGCATCGGCCAGCGGGTCGACCCAAGCGAACTCGGGCGGCGACCACTCGACCGGGATGTACGGGGCGTCGATCACGCCCGCGAGGTAGGCGGCCTCGCACCACCATTCCCAGATCGGCTGGAGGGCCATCTGGATCAGGATCTGCCATTGGATCGTGCCGACGAGGCGCCGGAACTCGACCAAGCCGCCGCGCATCGAGGAGAAGTTCACCTCGGACAGGTCGTTGGAGATCAGCTCGGCCGGCATCCGCCAGCCGGCCGCTATCTCCTGCAGCTTCTTGATCTTGTACTCGCCGTAGCCGCCCACGGCCGAGGGCGCATTGAAACGGACGTCCTTCGCGCCGTGGAGGCGCGGGATCATGCCGGGCTCGAAGCGCTCGACCTCGTTGCCGTCGGCGTCCTGGACCTTGATGCCGACCGAGTCCTCGTCGGCGTTCTCGGCACCGACCACGAAGCCGACGATGCACGCCTCGGTCTTCTTCCGGACGATCTCCGCGAGCTCGTAGTCCGCCTGCAGGTTCGTCGGCTCAATCGCCGGCGTACCCCACGGGACGCCGCGCGTCTGGGTCCGCTGCATCTCGAAGACGTGCAGGACCTCGTCGGCCGGCACCGGCGCCGACACCATCGGCTCGCCGCCGTAGAAGTACGGCAGGTTGCCGGGGTGGTAGGGGTAGAGCCAGTAGGCGCGCCGCTTCTGGCTCGCCATGTCGATCTCGACGCCCTGGATCGTCAGCGCGCCTTCGTTCAGCACGCCGTTGCGCATCGGGTCGAGGAAGTCGGCCTCGAGGAGCTGCAGCTCCAGCGGCACGTCGCCCTTGCCGCGCTTCTTGACGTACCGGCGTCGGATCAGGGCGTCGCCGCCCTCGACCATCTCTCGGAACATCAGCGCCTGAAGGCCGTAGAAATCGAGCCGCCCGGCGTGGTCGCAGCGGAATGACCAGCGCTGGAACGCCTCCCAGATCTTGCGATCCTTCGAGGGAGAGCCGGTCACTGGCCGGGGGACGATGCCTTCGCCGACCACATTCGACACGAGGCTCGCCGTCGCCTTCGCGGCGAAGGGGTTGTTGCGCACGAGCCAGCGCGACTTGTCGCGCAGGGTACGGGCCTCGTTGTAGATCTCCGCGTCTGCCGACCGGACCGGGCCGAGCCAGGCGTCGCCATTCCGGCTGCGCTGGGCCGCTTCGTAGGAGCGCTTGCGCGGTCGAGCGGCGGCGGCCTCCGCGCCCTCGATCTTGACCTCGCCGGCCATCAGCAGCCGTGCCCGCGGCGATGGTAGCCGCGATCGAAGCTCGCCAGGCCGACGGTCGGCACGCGCTGGCCGTTCGCCCGAGCCTGCTGTCGCTCCAGGTAGGCGATGATCTGGATCATCTCTTGGAAGGAGCGATACGAAGCCGATTTTCCCTCATAGGAAACCGACATCACACCCTGCGCGAGGGCAGCCTGCATCGCGGCAATCTGGGCGCTGTAGTCTACAGCCATTTCGATTGCCTCTTTCGGGGTGGCTCCCAATCGGGTGCCTTGGCGGGCTGGGCGCGCGTGGCTACGACCTGGCGCTCGACCGCTTGCGGTTTCGCATCGGCCTCAGAGGCCGCTTGAGCTTCCGAGGGCTCGGCCGGATCGTCGGGCCCATCCTCGCGCTCGGGCAGCTTGCCCAGCGCCACGTATCGGCCGCTCATCGCCTGCAGGCCGCAGACGGCGACGTAGGCGTAGACGAAGCACACGCCGGCCTCGTGGGCCGCCTTGGGTTTCTGCCACTCGGTGAAGCCGAGCCGCTGGTGCACCACCAGCTTCTCGCGGGTGAGCTGCTCGAAGTACTCGGCGTCGATCGAGCGCGATCCGCGGGCCGGCTCGATCGGAAAGCGCACGTGACGTGGGCCCGGGTCGGTGACCGTGAGCGAGCCGTAGGCGAAGTCGCGGGCGGCGTTGCCGCCGATCATGTACCAGGACGCGCCGAGCTTCGAGGACGGCAGCCGCGGCCACACCTTGGTGCGGGAGCCCCGCGCCTCGGACTTACCCTTGATCGCCCAGACCCGCCGCTTCCGGCGCTCGGTGCAGAAGGCATAGGTCTCGGCCGTGTGGTGGCCGCCGGAGTCGATGGCGGCCGCCCTCACGCGCAGCTCGGTCCCGTCGCCCTTCTTGAAGGTGCGCTTCAGCAGGGCGTCGAGGTCGCGCCAGACTTCCGGCTGTGCCGGATCGCCTGGGATGACGAAGTGGCCAATCAGGGCGCATTCGAGCCCGGGTCCCCAACCCCAGACCGCCCCCTCGATGCGGGCGTTGGTGCCGGACTGGACGTCGCCGCCCAGCGTCAGGAAGGACACGAAGTCCGGCACCTCGGCGCCGTACTCCTCGCGCCGCTCCAGGAAGACGCCGGGCTTGATCTCCTGGCCGAAGGTCTGCCGGTGCGGCCGGCCGAGGCGAAGGTTGTTGAACGGCTGAACGAGGTTCGCCGGATCGTCCTGGGCCTCCAGCCACTCCTGAACGATCACCGGCCACGCGGCGTTCGCGTTGAGCGACATGCCGGTCCAGAGATGGAAGCCGGCGTGCCCGGGCGTCTTCGGCGTCGCGGTCGCCCGCCACTCGCCGTGGGCGTCCATCCAGGCCTTGCTGCCCTCGTCAATGATGCAGCCGCAGGTGCCCTGGTACCAGACTGACTTGAGCGAGCGGTCCTCGTTCAGGTCCCACTTCAGACCGTGCGGCGTGTCTTTGCCGCCCCAGTCCAGGTACTGCCAGCCGGCGAGCTCGCCGGCGTGCTCCGAGCATTGCGGGCAAGGCACGAAGTAGCGCCGCTGGTCCGAGGCCAGCCAGAGTTTCCAGACCCGGCTCGTCTCCTCGAGGAGCGGGGTCGAGCCTCGGACCTGCTTGCGGTTGTAGAAAGTCTCGCCGCGGGTCCAGAACAGCTTGAGCTTGTCGCCCTGCGTCTTGGCGCCGGGCGTCCAGCCGTCGCCGTCGATCTCGTCGGCGAACAGGAACCGGGCAGAGTAGCGCCGGAAGGCGTCGTCCGAAGCGGCGCCGACGACGCGCACGAGGGCGCCGTTCGACAGCTGGTAGAAGGTCGCCGAGTCCTGTTTCTCGCCCTTCCGGACGGGCCGCAGCATCTTCGCGAGCACCGGGGTCTCGCGCAGCATCGGCGCGATCTCGGTGGCGCCGAACTCCTCCGCGTCATCCTCGACCGGCTGCGCGACCGCGCAGAGCGTCGGGTCCTGATGGAGGTGGTAGCCGATCGCCAGCGTGGCGAGCCGGGTGTAGCCGACGCGGGCCGCCTTCAGCACCGTCACCAGCGGCAGCGTCGGATCGCACATCGCGTCCATGAGGCCGCGCTGGTACCCGTAGAGGGTCACCGGCCCGCTCTCGGATCCGGTGCTCTTCGGGATCCGGCCGTGCTCTTCGGCCCACTCCGAGCCGGACATGTGCGGCTTGAAGACGAGGGCCTCGTCGAACAGCCGGTCGAGGTCGGTGCGCGTCGCGGCGCGGCCAGCCGGGTACTCACCCTGCCGGTGGGTTCCGATCCGCTCCGCCAGCGTCATGGTCGGGGTCGCGTCCTGCAAACCACCGCTGCGCGATCTCCTCGCGGGCGGCCGTGAAGGCTCGGTTCATCTCGGCCTTGGCCATCGCCTCGATCTCGGGGGCGCTGGTCATCGTCGCCGCCCGTCCGGCGACCTTGGAGGCCATGTTCGACAGCCCGGTCCGGAGGACCTGGCAGAAGGTCGCCATGTCGGCGACGACGTCGTGCCGGGACACGACCGCCTTCAGCGCCTCGTCGGCGTCGATCTCGGCGACGATCGCGTTGGCCACCGCGCGCCGGCAGTCAGCGTCCTCACGCCGGGCCTTGCTGCTGTCTTTGCCGCCTTCGTCGCCGGCGCTCATCGCCACGTTCTCGACGGCGCGCTGGATCTTCCAGTCGATCACGGCGGCCGTGTCGAACTGCCACTCGACGCCATTGCTGCCGCGCTCGACGTAGGGGCAGCCCTTCTCGATCCAGTTCGTGACCGTGTTGACGCTGACGCCGAAGATCCCGGCGAGGTCGGCGCGGTTGACGAGCCGGCCGTCGATGGAGCCGGACATCAACAACAACCCCTGTTCTCAAAATTTCTTAGAGGGTGAACCGATGGGGTCCGAATTCCCCTCACCGGCACCCCCTCCCGGGAAGGACCCTGGATTTGGCCGGGGGGGTGGGGGCCTGGTCGGCCCCGCCCGTGCCCTGCGCGGGCCGCTGGCGGCCTCGGCGCGGTCAGCCCTTCCGGCGCACGTCGTTGACGACGAAGCGCTCCCAGGCCGCCCGGAAATGCTTCCGATAGGCGACCGGCACCACTGTGCGCCCCTTCTCGTAATAGGGGAAGCGCTTGGTGTAGCTCGTCCCCTTCACGAAGATCAGGATCGGTACCGCGGCGCGCCCCTCGCGCAGGTAGACGCCGTCGGGCGCCCGCGTCCCGCGCAGGACGAAGTAGTCCAGGTTGCGCCTGCGGGTCGACCGCTTCGGCCGGCGGATCGTGTTCTGCGCCGCGTCGGACGCGGCCCCGAGGGCGGACAGGATGCGGACGATCTGCCCGCGGTTCATGTTGCCATAACCGTCGAGCTGGGCGCCGCGGCCGGGCACGCAGCACTCGTTCGAGCGCAGGATGCCGGCCCTGGTCAGCGCGATCTCGAAGCGCTTCCGCTTCCGCTCGCCGCCGGCGACCTGGGGCCCGAGGTACTTCCAGGCGGGCGTGCCGCCGAAGCCTTCCTTGAAGCCGAGCTCCGCTTGGAGCCGTTGCTTCGTGGCCGGCCGCACCTGCAGCGCGTTGAGCGTGTAGGGCGTGGGCCGCTCGAACACGGACCGCATGGTCTCGCGTTCGGTCTCCCGGGCATCCTTGATCGCGTTGGTCAGCGCGACGGCCGTGACGAACGGGACCTGCTTGGCGGCGCGCCCGACGGCCTCGGCCTTCAGCCCGAACTCGCTGGCGTCGAGGACCAGCATGGGATCAGCGCCCGACGGTGATGGTCTTCAGCTCGCCCGAGACCGGATCGAGGATCGTCAGCGTCTGCGCGGCCATGGTCAGCGTCCCTTGAACCGGCCGGCCGCATCGCGCGGAGGCTTTACGCCCGAGGCGGCGCTCGGCGGCGCCGGCCGGCCGCGCGGGCAGGTCAGCGATACGCGCCGGGCCGGCTTCGGCTCTCGACAGAGCATCACGAACAGCCAGAGCAGGCCGGCGACGACCGAGACCAGTCCAACCGCGACCAGCTCGGGCCGCGGCAGCAGCGCGTCGGCACAGGCAACTTCGACCGGACGCACGGCGATCGCGCCCATCGCGGCGGCGAGCACCGCGGCCAGCGTCGAACGGAACATCGGATCAGTCCTTCAGCGCGCGGATCAGCGCCCGGGCGAGCCGCACGAAGCCGGCGCGAAACACGTTCAGGCCCTCGACCAGCGCGCCGCCTCGGCGGCCACCGCGAAGGGCCACTGAAGCGCGGCTTCGTGCAAGACCTCGAACGTGCAGCGGTAGACGTCGAGAAGCGCCCAGAGGTCGAGCCGGTGACGCGGCATCACTGCACCTGCTGCGGTTGGGGCAGGGGCCGCGGTGCCTGCTGCTGCATGCGCTCGGCCATCAGGAAGCCTTCCGGCGCTCGCAGCGCACGACGGCGAAGCGGCCATCGCCCGGGAGCCCGGCGTGGGCCGCCGAGGCCTGCCCGGTCATCATGCAGGTGAAGGGCGTCGAGGCCGGCGCGACGACGATGTCGAGCGCGGTCTCGCGGGTGCAGGCGTCGGGCGCGGTGTTCAGCGCGCAGACGAGGACGACGGCGAGCAGCGGATTCATCGGCGCGGGCCCTTGGCCGGCGCCAGCGCGTCGAACGCGAGAACGACGGCCAGGATGCCGAGCGCCATCAGGATCAGCGTCGCGGTGGGCGGCGAGATCAGCACTGGCGCGACGGCGCGTGCGGTCGCGGCGACCTGGGTGTCGATGTCGCCGAGGAACAGCTCGTCCATGTCAGGGAGCCTCCCCGCGAGACAACGGAGCGCCGAGCACGAGCGGCGCGCCGACTAGGACCGGCCGGGCATCGCGCCAAGACGGTGTCGGGGCCGATGCGGCGAGCCGCAGCAGCACGGCGAGGCGCTTCACCACCTGCTTCACAGCCGGAACCTCTGCATGACGGCGCGGCGGATCTCGCGCTCAGCGTCGACGACTTCCTCGGTCGGCGTCGCTTCGAGGATGTCGGCGCGGGCGGCCTGGATGCGTTCGATGAGGCGCTCCGATCGCGCGTCGGCGCGCGGCCGGACAGTGCGCTCGGGCGAAACGGCGCGCGCGGCAGCGATCATGCGGTCAGGTCTCAGCGGGTGACGCGGACGGATTCGGCGAGCTGCTCGGCGTGGACGAGATCCCACGCGGCGCTCGATGTCTCGAAGCGGCTCGCCTCGCCGACGGCATGACCCCAGCAGATGCGGGCGCCGTCGGTGGCGAGGTAAAGAGGCGCATCGTGGGCGCTGGAGTCCAACTCAATGCGCCAGGGTCCGAAGCTGTGCGCCCAGGCGGTCAGGCCCGAGCGGAAAGCGATCGGCGGCGGAACGGAGGTCATCACAGGAAGTCCGCGCCGGCGTTCTTTCGGAACAGGTCGCCGTCCTCGATGTACCCGGCGGTCGTCTCGAGCTTCACGTGGCGCATGTGCTTGGCGGTGAGCCTGAGGTCCGCGCCCTCGTCGCCGGCCGTCGTCGCGAACCCGCGCCGCGGCGAGTGGCCGCCGAACGCATCGGGGTCGAGGCCGGCGGCGGCGCAGCGCGCCTTCAGGATGCGGGCGAACTGGCCAGCGCTCAGCCGCTCGGCCGAGAGCTTGCCGCGGTCGCACCCGCGAAAGAGGGGGCCGTCCGCGATGCCGGCAGCTTCGAGCCAGGCCTGAATGGCGGCGGGGATCTTCAGCTTGCCGTCGAGGACCGCGATGGAGCGGCCTTCGCCTGTCTGGTCGGTCTTCGAGCGCCGGAGCCGGACCATCAGGCCGCGGCGGTGTCGCTCGACATCCGAGACGTCCAGCCCGACCAGTTCGGACCGGCGGAGCGCCGCGCCGAAGCACAGCAGGATCAGAGCCCGATCGCGGACCGCAGCGAGGTCTTTGCCGCGGATCTTGCGGATCACCTGGCCGACGAGGTCGACCGTGAGCGCCTTCTTCTTCGCCGGCGCCCGGCCGAGTGTGGCGCGGATCCCGGCGAGGATCTGCCGGACCTCCTCACGAACGGTGGGGCTGTCATGCCCCGCCGCGCGGTGGATGCAGGCGATCGCGGCGGCGCGCCGGTCGATCGTCGAGACCGACCGGGCGAGGCCGGCGAGATGTGTCAGATAGCGGCCGACCGTGCGGCCCGAGGCCGGCAGGGGCTCGGCGCCCTGTTCCCCGCACCAGGCCGTGAAGTCGCGCCAGTCGGCGGCGTACGCGCGCCGGGTCGCGGTCGATCGGCTCGCGGCAGCGAACCGGGCGGCGGCCGCGTCGAGCGCGTCTGGCTCGGCCAGGACGAGCGCCGTCGTCGGCGCCAGGACGAGGGCGTTATCGTGCATCCGATCCGACCCCGTTCGGGTGCACGGGAAGGGCAGTTATCGTGCGCCCGAAAAGAGCGCTCGGATTTGAGGATCAGGCCGCGCGGGCCGGTTTCGAACGACCTCGGCGAGCGACCGTGAAAGGTACGCCCTTCGTGCTCGTGCCGGAGGTGCCGAACGAGCGCTTCTCGACGGTGCCGAGCTGCGGGCGGAGCTGGCGCACGAGCGCGGCGATGCGCTTGCAGTGCGAGTCCTTCGCCTCGAGGTACTCCGCCTGATCGCGGAAGCGCCGCCGGCAGAAGGCAGCGGCCTCCTGCTCGATCGCGGTCACTGTCGCATGCGCGCTCAC